ATGGCGGTTATGGTTTGATTCGATTTCCTCTACTGCTTCCTGCCCGATGCGGTTAATCAGTTCGACGCGATACGGAACGAGATTTCCGCTTTTGTGCTGGTTGCACACCACGCATTGCTTGTGAATATTGCGTTCATCAAATCGGAGTTGAGGTGCCGCAGCAGTTGTCCGGTAATGTCCGGCATCCCACTGAGCAGACGTGAGCGTTCCGCACGAGATACATGGTAAGTCGCGGTCTCTTTCTCTGATGAAGGCGTTTACGGCTTGTTGGGCTTGTTTAATCCAGTAACTGCGGGGCTTTAAGGCGAGTTTTCGAATCTTCAGTTTATCTTTCTGTTTCTGCTCCTCTCGTCGTCGTTTCTTCTCTGCTGCTTTTTCCGCTTTTTCGCGTTCTTTACTTCGTCGTTCGAGTGCTAATTGAGTTCCGTGTTCCGGGCAGCACCACCACTGATTTGAGAATGCCGGGTGAAACCATTCCTTGCATATTTTGCATTTCCTTCGCGCTGGTTTAGCCATTAAGCAGCCTCCCTTGTTACTTTCAGCATTCCGTTATCGAGCAGCTTTCTGGTCAGCCACTGTTGACCACGCCCGGTGATTTTTGTGGTGAACGATATCTGTATTCCGTGATTTGTATTGACCGCTGTTTCTTTCACTGTGAAATAGCCACGATCCATATATTCCTGCATTGGCACATTGCGCCGGGAGCCTGAAGCAATAAGGATTTTGTGATCGCGCATCCACGCAAACAGTTTGTTTGGACCAATACCAACAACCTTTGCAAAGTTTCCAATCAAAATTCCGCTGGCCTCGCCAACGCGATCGGCAAACTCAACTTTAGGTGCTGCGAGAGCAAGCTGTTTCTCCAGTTCAGCCTTCTGGTCTTCAAGGTCGGCCGCAAGGCGCAATGCCTCAGAAAAGGTTTGTGGTATTTTCGCGGTTGCCCCTTCGAGTTCTCGCCAGCGGTCAACAAGGCGAGCGGTGAATTCCGGCGACAACTGGGCAACGACAATAATGCTGTCGCGCTTACCTTGTTCGCCCTCAAAAACGTAAGCCTCTACGCCACGAAGTAATCCTAAGTTATTGATTTTTTCGAAAACCACCATTGGGGGATTTCGGATCACACCTCGAACCGCCAGTCGTTCAATGGATTGTTTCACCTTGTCATGACGGCTTCCCACCAACTCAGCGATTTCAATGCTTGTCATTTTGATGGCATTGCTATTTATCAGCTCATTCATTGTCATGTCCTCTCACATTGAAAATTCAGCAATAAAAAACCCAGCCGAAGCTGGGTTTGTTAAGTTGTCAATTGTCAGTAGCGATGCAGTGAAGGCGGCAACTCTTTGTTCTTAAGCCTTTCCCATGCCAGAAGGTTCGTCGGCCCGTCAGGCTCATAAATATCTATATCCCGCGTGTGATTAATTAAAACGCCCCTCGCCCTCCCGATGATATACGAGAACTCATAGCCGTAGTCGTGGCATATGCCGGAATAGCCAGACTGAATCAGTTTTAATGCGGGATACAACTCACGGAACAATGCCTGTGAGCGGTTGGCATAATCCCACAGCCATACAAGGCTGTCTGTTTCTTTTGCGGAAAGCCCGTTGAGCTTCTTCTCTTGTTTGCCAGTATTTTTCTCGCACTGGCTGAAATAGCAGTCTTCCAGTTTTTCGAACACATCCCACGCCTGATCAGTTTCGAGCATTTTTGCGTGACGGGCTGCGCCTCGTTCTGTCCAGAGTATGAGGGAGCGGGCTTTCGGGGAAATTTGTAACCCTCTTAAAGATGGTTGCAAATTTTGTGAGTTACTTAAAGTAACCCGCAAATTTTGTGAGTAGTTTAAAGCTACCCGCAATTCTTTAAGGTCATTACCAACAACTTTGAAAAAGTGTTTCCCTTCAACGAAGCGTACTTTGTTCTCATGATGATTCTGGCGAATACGCACCGGCTCAGTGCCGTAAAGCTGCGCCAAAAGTTCGGTGGTAATAACAGGAATCTGGTTATGGGTGATCGGGGAGAGAGTTTCAACAGAAATTTGAGTTGTCATAATGACGCCCTCTGGTGGTTTCTTAATAACTCACCACCGACGACGCCAATCGTCTGGTGGTGAACTGTGCAGGGTTGGCGTAACCGGGAAACCGACCGGCGCGGATCTCTCCGCCCCCACACAGCCCACCATAATTCAGATGTGCGCGTGCATACGACAATAAAAAACACGCTCGCGGCGTGTATCTGTCGCGGTCTCTATCCAGGACGCCAATCCCGACGCCAGATTTTGCTGGCGCGTGAGGAATATAGCCCCGAATAAATCATCGCGTCAATCACCTTGTTTTCCTCGCACGATGTCTTAGCCACCGGATATCCCACAGGTGAGCCGTGTAATTGAAGGTTTTTACGTCAGATTCTTTTGGGATTGGCTTGCGTTTATTTCTGGAGCGTTTCGTTGGAAGGTATTTGCAGTTTTCGCAGATGATGTCGGTGATACTTCGTCGCTGTCGCCTCATGCCGCCCTCCTGACGCCCTGCCCGATCGCCATCAATGCCGCTTTGGATACAGTAGTAAACATTCGTCGAGGACTGATGAACGGTCGCCAAATCAGCAGCATGGAGCCTTTGCTGTTTCCCTTCTTCTCCAGCCCTGTCGATGGTTCGATAAAATTAATCCGTCCATCAGTGATGATGCGAACTTCGTCAACACTCTCCAGAGCCTTGCTGAACCATCCGACTGACATATCCTCTGGCACAAGCATAACTACCGTCTGTCGCTGTTGTATGCACTGCTCAGCGGCTTTTTCCACCCACGGCCTGATATTGCTGTACGGTGGGTTATTCCAGATTGCACCGTGGCTTACCCACTCAGAATTGAGCGCGTCGTCGGCCTCAGTTAGCCAGTGAGCGCACAGAGCATTTTTGTCGCTCGCTGCCGAATCCAGCCAGAATCCAAACTCAATATCCAGTGCATCAAAAAGCCAAAGCGGCGTTTGCCAGCAGTCCTTGTCGTGTGCTGGCGTATTTGATTTGATAGTCATGCAGCCCTACCTTTTCGTTGTGACCATTCATACTCTCGCCGGGAGTCATCACTCCACCGCACGTTGCGCTCTGAGCCGAACCAGAACATGATTTCGATAAGCTCAGTCATGCTGGCCTTCCGCATTTTGCTGGTACGCACGCCAAGCATGACAACGCCACCGTCGATACCAGGCACACTTCGTTGCTCCAGTTTTTTGGTCTTAAGCCACAGGGCAGTGAACAGGTCTTTCCAGTCTTCCGGCGCCAGCCGTTGACCATGCCATAGCACCTGACGCGAAACATCGTTCAGCATCGGCCACATACGGTCATTCTGCGCTTTGCTGCGCTTGGGTTCTTTAACGTGGACTTCGTGGGGTGACTTGTCGTCGATGGGTAGTGAGAGAATGGCGTCTATGGCGTTATTTCTGATTGCTTCGTTGCGAAGCAGAAAGGTTTGCTTCATCTCCTGCTCTCCGGTTCCATTTTTCAGCCGCCGCAGCAACTGATGGTGCCCATGCCCCCCTGGCTTCACAGAGGTCACATTCTGCATAGCCCCACACATCAATATTTATTCCGGCCTCAACCCACAGACGAGCATTACCGCCGCAAAACGGACATTCTTTTAGCTTTGGCTGGGTTAATGATAGGTCGCTCATGCTCACTCCTTCACTTTAAATCCAGACTCCGGATAATTCTGTTGCGCTGAAACTCATTGTTGAGTTTGAACAACCGTCGAAGAACACGGTCACGCGGATAGCGTCGTGCGGCAGGTGAATGCTCATACAACTCATCAAGCGGCAAACTGGACGATGAACGATACCGATACCAACGCACCAACTCTTCACGAAAATTAGCCCTGACAAGCTCAGCTATCGTACTCATTTCTTAAAACCTCCTCAAACACATTCTGACGCATTTTTCATTCTCGCTGCTTATTGGCATGCCTTGCACGCGTTTACCTCGCTACAGAGCGATTGTGATGCCTTAAAAGCGATTTATTGAAGTGATATTTGCTTAATCGAAATTCTTTTCTTTGATTCCTGCGGCCCTGATGGCTTTCATTACTGCAATTACCGTTTTGTCACGCCCATCCTCATAACCCATCGCATAAGCACCTTCTTCACCATCTTTCCAAAAGTCGTCATTCGATTCGGGCCAGTCGATATCCAGTTCAATAGCAGAGCGCGATGCCTGCCATATCACCCAGGCAAACTCTTTTAATTCATCGTCTCCCGTGAACTGGCTTTTGTCTTTTGACCACCAGTTTTCAAACTGTCGGTAGCTATCGTTCACTTCCCTCTCCCCCAAATAAAAAGGCCTGCGATTACCAGCAGGCCTGTTATTAGCTCAGTGATGTAGATGGTCATTGCTTCATCTCCCTTTCCATTTCATCAATGTCAACGTCATCAGGAAGATGGGAGCAATACGCCGCTATACCATGATGATTTATCTCATACCCTTTAAACGTTACCATCTGGCGCGTAATCTCAATTTCGTTCAGGAATCCGCCATCGCATAACTGCCTGGCTATTTTCGATTTGGTCTGGATTATTGGTAGTGCCTGTTCTTTCAAAGCGTATGATATTTGTGCATCCCATGCCTTTTCGAGAATGGCTAATTGTTTTTTATTCATCAGAATCCTCCTTTCTTCTTGGACTGCGGTTCCTCGCGTTCACGTCGGCGCATTTCAGCAGACTGTTGGTCTGTGTCATAAATAGCGCCATTTGCCTGAATGCAATACACCGTGCCGGTATTGCCATGACGATTGAGACGAAGGATTAGTTCGGTTTCACCAGGTGGAACACTGTCATCAAAAGCACCTTCACGATGGATCCCCACCCAATAATCGCAATCCTGTTCAATCTGCCCTGTATCTCGTGAGTCACTTGGTAGTGGGCGTTTATTGGTTCGGCTTTCCAGTGCGCGGTTAAGCTGCGTCAGAAGCACAACAACGCAATCAAGCTCTTTGGCAAGGTTCTTCAGTCCTTTGGTGATCATGCCGTAAGCAAGGTCGTTGCGATCGGCCTTCTCAGCGGTCATTAGTGTCAGGTAATCGACCAGAATCATGCCAACGCATCCTTTTTCTCGTTTGATTCGACGGCTTTCGCTGACGATTTGAGCCAGAGATAATCCCGGCGTGTCGTCGATGTAAAGCAGGTCGATTTCACTCAAGCGATTAGCTGTTTCGATCGCCCTGTTGAAGTCACCATCGTAATCACCCTGATAGCCGTCATCGGCGTCATTTGTCGCCGGAAGGTAAAAAATATTCGGGTTAACACCTGACTTCTGTCCTACCAGTTTTTCCAGTATCTGATCACCTGGCATTTCAAGGCTGAACATCAGAGCGGGCTTTTTCTCATGCACTGCGCAATTGATTGCCATCTGGCTGTATAGCGTCGTTTTCCCCATCTTAGGGCGAGCGCCAATGACAAACAGAGAGCCTTTCACCAGACCTTTCGGTGACAGCATCCTGTCCAGCGATGGGATCCCTGTGCTCATTCCTCGTTGTTCGCCTGACGGGTCAAATCGCTTCTCAAGGTCGCTAACCCAGTCTTCCATGACCTCGCCAAATGAGCGAAGGCCGCGACGCGATCCGGTTTTTGCATGGTCTGTCAGTTGCGTGAAAATCGCCTGAATAGCTTCGTACTTCTGCGTTGCAGTCATTCCGTTGCGGGAATAGAGCAATTCCGTCGCTTCAGTCATGCGGTTGATGGCGTAGCGTTCCATTGCGGTTTCACGAACCTGCATTGCATAGGCAACGATGTTTGCTGCGCTTGGCGTGTTCTTTGCGATCTCAGCGATATAAGCAAAACCGCCAACAGACGCCGTTAACGATTTACGCTCCAGTTCATCGAAAAGCGTCAGGCCATCTACTGGCTTTTGCTCCCGGTGCATTCTGGTTATTTCTTCGAAAATGATTTTGTGTGGTCGGCTGTAAAATGAATCAGGCTTCAGCATCGCCAGAACTTTCTGGACGCGCTCACTGCTGTCATCATCCAGAAGCAATCCACCAATCACCGCCTGCTCTGCCTCGATGCTATGGGGCGGCGCATAAAAATTATCGGTCATCGTGTTCACCCTCACGAACTTTCAGGTAGGTATTATCGTTAAGCAGGAAATCAAATCCCTTTTTGTGCCAGACGGTTCCGCGCTGATGGTTTGGGCGCTCTTCGAACATCCATCGGCAATTTTCGCCTACGTAGCTCAAATAATTTCTCCAGTCCTGCATCGTGAACCCATGCCCGTCAAGCTGGCGGGTTATCACTCCGGCTTTGCGCCAGAACGTTCGGATCTGGTTTTTACGCTTGTCATTCAGTGCGCGGATTTTTGGCGCTTCAGGAAGGATTTCGTGGTAAGCATCGACAACATCCTGACAGCTAACGGAAGGTTTTTTCTTGTCAGACTTTTTGTCTGCTGTGGCACTCTCTAATACGTCAGTATTAGAGATAATATTATTATATTCTTTATCTGTGGTAATTTGCTGGTAATCTGCTGGTACAGTATTGCTTGCAGGCATTGGTATTGCTGGCTTTGAGGTGGTAATTTGCTGGTAATCTGCTGGTACAAAATTTGACTGATAATCGTCATATTTCTCTACCGAGAAAACTGAGAATTTACCGTGTGAAACCCAGTCAATCATGCCGAGTTTTTTGAACTTTCTAAGCAGGTACTGAACGCGATCTGGTTTGAGTCCTGTTTCAAACGCCAGAGAGTTTCTACCGCCAAGTAGCTTCCCTCTGCCTACCAGAATTTCTCCTGCGTCAGTCATTACATACTCAGGCGTATGCTTTGCTTTGAGGATTAAGTGAACCCACAGATGCGCAGCTTCTGCGTCCTTGTAAAACGGCACATCCATAATTTTACGGTGCAGCAAGGCATACCCCTTACCGCTGCTTTGATGCGGTTGTTGTAGCCTTCTTGCCTCTCTGGCTTCGGCTAGATTAGATATGTTACTCATGACCTTTCTCCTTCTGCATCAGCTTCACTTTTTCCAACTCAGCCCGGAATCGACCAGGCTGCTTGAAGCTGGACAGGAAGCGATCACGTAGTATGTGTTTGTGAATTTTGTCCTGGTAAGGACTGAGTTGTTTTGTCATAATTACTCCTGTGGATTGATCCAGTAATTCCCTCAGAATTGCATATCAATTTGCTTAAAATCCTCGGTGGCGGCCGGGGATTTTTTCTTTGTGATTTCATCAAGCGCATACTTAAAAGCCCTGCTAATCGGACTGATGTCTGATGCCATTCCGAAAGCACACAAGACCGAAGCAATAAATCTCCAGTCCGTTCTGCTTATCTTCGATTCATGACAGCCAATCATCTTTGCCAGACCGCGCTGGGTAAGCGTTGACAGGTTGATGAGTAAATCAGTTTCAGCGCGATCAATTTCTCGCTGTGATAGTTTGCTGTAACTTGTTTGTTCCATTTCTTAAGATTTCCAATAGTGAATAGCTAGTTGAAAGGTATGCGTGGAAACGCATATGGCCTTAGTTGGTCAGATATCTTGGGACTCGCTTTTCAGCGACGTAGGACGAATGTCCGTTGTTACAAAGAGCGGCTCCGCTTATTAAGCGGCTTTGTGCTCCGGCGGGAACACGTCATCAAGACTTACTTTTGCGCCTAACTTGTTTAGACACGCAACAAGAGCACGGCATGTTTTAAGGTCTGGGAAGCGACGACCAGATTCCCAATGTCCGATAGCTCCCTGTGTGCATCCAACTGCCTTAGCAAGTGTTGTTTGAGAGATATTCAGTGACTCTCGATATTTTCGTAGGTTGCTCATATGCCCTCCATAGTAACCACGAATAAAAAAATACAATATGTACTTCTCAAATACAAGTAAAAATACACATTGTGCATGGATGGTTCCAGTACAGAGCGTAATAATAAGGACATGAAAATGAAATGGTATGAACTGGCTAGATCCAGAATGAAAGAGCTCGGCATAACTCAAGAGAAGTTAGCCGAAGAGCTAGGTATGACGCAGGGTGGAATTGGACACTGGTTGCGCGGATCTCGTCATCCATCTCTTAGTGATATTGGTGTGGTGTTTAAATACCTTGGTATTGATAACATATCATTCAACCACGACGGGACATTTTCACCTGTTGGCGAATACTCATCGGCCCCAGTTAAAAAACAATATGAGTACCCTGTTTTTTCTCATGTTCAGGCTGGGATGTTCTCTCCAGAACTCAGAACCTTTACCAAAGGTGATGCGGAGAGATTGGTAAGCACAACCAAAAAAGCCAGTGACTCTGCATTCTGGCTTGAGGTTGAAGGTAACTCAATGACCGCACCAACAGGTTCCAAACCTAGTTTTCCTGACGGGATGTTAATTCTGGTTGACCCTGAGCAAGCTGTTGAGCCCGGCGATTTCTGCATAGCCAGACTTGGTGGTGATGAATTTACCTTCAAGAAACTGATCAGGGATAGCGGTCAGGT